CGTAATTTTGTAGTGAGAAACACGACACTCTCAAATTAAAATATAACGGTGAAAGCCGTATTCCGTAGCAGCCGAAAGGCAGGGAGTCGTGTCCCTTCAAAGCTATGGAGTACGGCTTTTTTCGTTTATAGGGGTTTTTATGAATGAAGTCTGGAAAGATGTTGTTGGGTATGAAGGTGTTTACCTTGTGTCCAATATGGGCAACGTGAAAAGAAAAGGTAAAAATGCGAATCTAAAACAAAGAACTCACAGGGATGGTTATATGCTATTGGTACTGTGCGTAGGCAGATGTTTTGCCCCACAACACTAAGAACGCTCTATATACTGATTTTTATAAATACAATTTTGCAAATTCTGTGTTTTTTAGTGTTTTTAGTGTTGTGGAGCTTTTTTTCTCTTGTAACTATTATTATTTTCAACTATTTACGCCACAACACTAAAAACGGTTGTAGTGTTGTGAGGTGTTGTGAGGTGTTGTAGAACTAAGATATGGATAAAAAAATACTCGAATTGACGTTTGAAGACGTTTATTCAATCGGAGCGGACGATAGTTTGATACTAACGTCCGGCGAATCAATTTTAATTGCTGATTACCCTTTGCACTCAAAAGAGAATCAGCACTTGCGAAACTTGGCAGGACTGTATATTGACAGCAAAAAACAGTTATCGGCAAAACAGGAAAAGCCGCTGCACTATTTATATTACAACAGGCAAACGAAAGTAGCACTTGACCCTATACGGTATCGCTTTTGGCTCGAAAAAAACAACTTTGCAAAGTATTTTCCGGTCGATTCTCGGACTTATACTTTTATTAAAATTGATGGTAAATTGATAGAAGAAACGAATGAGAAGAGGATAAAGGATTATATACTCGAAGACCTGAAACGTAATAGCGTAGGCGGTAATTATGAGTTTTATAATTACATGGCATTGGAAAAGAGGGCTTTTACAGCGGACTTTCTTTCTCAGATAGAAAGTAGCCCTGTGGAATTCAAAAAAGATACAGCGGATACGGGGTATTTTTACTATAAAAACTGCATAGTAAAAGTAACGGCAAATAATAAAGAGGTGATTCAATACAGTGATGTGAATGAATATGTATGGAAAAACCAAGTTATCCATCGTGACTATATCGAGAATGACCACCACGGGAGCGAATTTAGAACTTTCTTATATTTAGTAGCTGCAAAGGATATGAATAAATACAAGTCTATTCAATCGGCTTTAGGGTATATGCTGCATAGCTACAAAACAAGGGCGAATAATAAAGCGGTAATATTGAATGATATGGTTATCAGTGATAATCCAGACGGGCGGAGCGGGAAAGGGCTGTTTTGCGAGGGCATTTCACACATGAAAAAACTCGATAGTTTGAACGGGAAAGTAGTGGATTTTAGCAAGCAATTTAATTTACAGACCGTTCAATTAGGGTGCCAGGTATTGGTGTTTGACGATGTAAAAAGAAACTTTAATTTCGAGAATTTATTCTCTTTAATAACAGAGGGTATAACATTAGAATACAAGAATCAACCGGCGGTGAAATTACCGGTAGAGAAAAGCCCGAAAATAATTATTACCACAAATTACACAATCGGCGGTGTTGGTGGTAGTCACGAGGCACGGCGTTTTGAAGTGGAATTTTGCAATTACTTCAATGTAAATTACACGCCTGAAATGGAATTTGGGCATAGGTTTTTCGAGGAATGGGATAAAACGGAATGGCAAAGATTTGATAATTTTATGATACGATGTTTACAGGTTTATTTGCAATCCGGCTTAGTGGATTGTGTTTGGGATAATATAGAAGTTAAGAAGTATATCCGTTTAGTTGGTAGCGCATGGCATGAATTTACAAAAGACCATGACTTTATCGAATATAATACACGCGTTTCAAAACAATCAATATTCAATAAATTCTATGAGGATTTTCCCGATGCAAAGAAGTATTATACCGACGACAGAAAAAAACACGCGGTAATAGAAGCGTACTGCAAATTCTATGGTTTTGAGTTTGAAGAAGGCAATACGACAGCATTTAATTTAGGGAGATGGGTGATGATTAAAAAGCCGAACACCAACGGCGAAATACCCAATATTCCATTTTTTGACCCTAACGAAAGCGCATTTTAATGACACATTTCAGACCATACCAAGTTGAATTAGTTACTAATTTACGCCGTTCTTTTGCGGGCGGTAATAAGAGAATTGTCCTTTGCGCTCCCACCGGAGCAGGTAAGACCATAATGTTCACGTATATGGCAGTAGAGCACGCTAAGAAGGGCGGGAAAGTGCTCATACTGACACACAGAGGCGAATTACTAAAACAAGCCGCAAAAGGGCTGCAATCGGCTCAAATGATAACTCCAAAATTAAAAGTAGTTGACCATGAAAATCCGTTTTCTATTGGAATGGTAGAAACGATATATAGAAGAATTGAAAGTCTTAAAGAGTTTCTTGCAAGTCGAACTTTGGTAATTTGTGATGAAGCGCACTTGGAAAACTTTACCAAGTTATTCGAGTATATCTCACCAACGGCGGCGGTTATCGGGGCGACGGCAACACCATACAGGAAACATTCTCAAAATTGCCTATCTGAATTTTATACAGATTTAGTACAGTCAGTAGATACGCCGGATTTAATAGAACAAGGATTTCTTTCCCGTGCGATTACTTACAGCGTACCGATAAATTTAAAAGGGCTAAAAAAGACTGGAGATGATTACGATACGGCGCAATACTACGTAGAAAACAAAACTTATGAGGGTGTGGTAGAGAATTATTTGCGACATTCGCCAAATGAGAAAGCACTGTTATTTTCTTCAAATGTGGCAAGCTCAAAACAGGTGTGTAAAGAGTTCAACTTGCGACATATAAAAGCCCTTCATATTGACGGCGGAACACCTGACTACGATAGGGCGGAAATATTAGATTGGTTTTCAAATACACCGAACGCTGTTTTATGCAATTGCGGAGTTCTTACCGCCGGATTTGACCAACCGGATATAACTACCATAATCCTTTATCGGGCTACAACATCATTGCCGTTATTCCTTCAAATGTGCGGGCGCGGTTCACGGGTAACGGAAACAAAGCGGACGTTTAAAATACTCGATTTTGGTATGAATGTAGAGCGGTTAGGGTTTTGGCAAATGCCGCGTATTTGGAGCTTGAAAAAGCAAGCAAAAAGGGAAAAGGCAAAAGGCGCACCACCGATGCGAACGTGTGAAGATTGCGGCGCACTGATACCGGCGAAAGTAAAGATTTGCCCTGAATGTGGTCACGAACACATACAAGAAAAGAAACGAAATGAGAGTGTAATTTTAGAGCAGCTTTTGGAATTACCAAAGGGCAAAAGAAACAAATTTGCCAAGACGGCAAGTTTTGAAGTCAAAGTCGAGATGTGCAAAGCTAAATTAGTACACCCTCTTTTTGTTTGTAGAACATTCAAATTTAAAGAGGAAATGAAGGAATTTCAAAAAGCTATGGGTTACAAACAAGGGTGGTTACACTATAATAAAGATGTGTATGAAAAATTACAATGAATTAGAAGCAGAGGAAAGAATACAAACGAAGTGTTACGTATTTTTTCACAACTCTTACCCGTTACTCCGCGGGCTTTTGTGCTGCAATCTGAACAATAGCAGAAATAAGATTGACGGTGCAAGAAATAAGGCAATGGGTATTCAAAAAGGACGTTCAGATTTGGTGCTATATTGGCAATCAAAAGCATACCATATTGAAATGAAAACACCGACTGGCGAACAAAGTCCCGACCAAATAACGTGGCAAAAACTAATAGAGAGCCAGGGATTCAAATACTATATTTGCCGTTCTTTGCCTGAATTTCAGGAACTAATTAAAAATATTATTCAAAACTAAAAATAAAACTTGCATCGTATTAAAATAAGTTGTATTTTTGTAGAAAGTAATTGACGATATTATAATTTTAATGGAGAGAAGCAAAATGAAAACAACTGATAACACACACTTAACAGCTACCAACAAAAAAGCGATTGCACATTTAATTGCAAATAATATTGAAGCGGGTAAAATTGGAGTTATCAGCTACTTCATTACAAAGACAGGTGAAAATACATTCAAAGTAAAAATAGTAAAAGTTGATAGAGGTTTGGGATTTATTGGTGACGAAAAAAGAATCTCGACTTACATATCAAACATTCAAATTTAATCACGGAGAACCTACAGCATGGAACAACTCAGCACAGCGCAATTAGTAGAGATACGGATACGGGGTAAAATAATGGTAACGAAAAAAGAAATAGAAGAACGCATAAAATGGCTTGAAGGATGGGTTTTTCAAGCCAAAAGCGAAAAAGAAGAAAATAAGTATAAGGGCGAAATAGAAGGGCTCGAATGGGTAATTTCTAAACTTGAAAAATAACTACTACACAGGGTAAATATGAAAGCCAAAAAAATAACAATGATATTCGATAGTGAATCATTTACAAACTACGAAAGAATTAGTTTTTTAAGAGAAATGGAGGGTAATAACTACGACTGCATTTCTGAAAATATAACGCAAGACGGCGAAACTGAATTTACATTTATAATTATGGAGCATGGACAATGGAAAACCTAACAACAGCGCAACTCGTGGAAATACTACAGCATTCCCACATTCCTGAAGAAGTGGAAACGGCATTAGATATTCTATCGGAAAGATTGCCGATGGAAGAAGTTTATAAATTTTATTAATGGAGAGTCAGCATGACAACAATGTACCGTGCATCAACAATAGGAATGGAAATCGAAGAATATCCTTGCAAATCATTCACAGATAAAACTGTAACAACGGAAAACGGGCGGCGAAACAACAGAGACGTCGGATGGTACTGTATTTGCGAATCAGAAAAAGATGCGGTTGAATGGTTGAAACCGCATTACGAAAATCGGGTAAAATCAGCGGAATATTCGCTGGGCTTGGCGCAAAAAGCACTTAAAAACTTTACAGAAAAATATGGAGAATCCAAATGACAGAACTCGAAAAACTAAGAACGCTAAAAAAGCACATTAACTTACGGACAATTGCAAAGGAATCAGGTATAGATTATTTCGCCCTTACTGCGAAAGTCAGGAAGCCGAAGCAATCACTTACAGAGGAACAAGCGGCGGCGGTAAAACGGGTTTTGAGCGGGATTGTGGAAATTATTATAGGAGGTTCAAATGTTTAAATTTCGCGGGCAAACAAAAAGCGGTGAGTGGGTGGTGGGTGGATTAACGAGGGGATATGTTAATGATGAACTACGATATGTGTATCATGTTGAGGATGACGAACTAAATTTATACTTAGACATACAGCCCGGGACCCTCTCAGTCAGTACCGGCAAGCTCGACAGCAACGGCGTGGAGATATTCGCTTCGTTTGAGATTGACGGCGTTATGACTACCGGCGGGGATGCGGTGAGTGTAAACGGCAATAACTATAATATTAAGTATTCGCCCGACTTAGCTTCATTTATAGCTGTAAATGTGAACGGGAAAGAATCAGGTAAACTATTTCACTACATTGATATAGATAATTTAACCATTATCGGCAAGCAATGAGGTGGGAATGATAGGCGACTTAATATTATGGCTCAAATCGGCATGGAAAGAACAGACCTGCATACATAAATACGAATGGATATATAGGCATGATACGGGCGGTTCCTTTGAAATGTGCGCAAAATGTGAGAGAATACGCGAATAATTTTACCAACAACCAACGGAGGCAAGCAGTGTAAAGATTACAAACCAAGGAACGGCGTAAGTGGGTGCTGCAAACATCATAGAGGTACTTATAGTGGCACTGGTGTGTTTAAGACAATTTATAATACTAACGGGGTGAAAGATGAAAAAATTAATTGAAGAACTGCAAACCGAAATAGAACGCCGCGACCTCAAAGAAGCTGCGCTTGAAGGGCTTTTCCTTGCCCTCCAAATCGTCAAAGCTCACAATCCGTGGTATGAGATAGAAAAAGATGGGTTACCCGAACCTAATAAACTGCTATGGTTTTTATGCCGTGATAGGAGTGTGTTTTTGGGATATTATGAGAGCTTTATCGAAGACGGTGAGCTATGTTACCTTTGGTCGGTGCTAAACTGCATGATTTACCGCGAAGGCAATGAAATCGTTGTGGAAAGTGTGTTCGACGACGATTACGACGTGACGCATTACAGATACATTGCTACGGATTTACCCGAGGTGAAACCATGACAACACAAGAACTATACCTACAGCAAATAAGAGATGGAATACATAGATTGTACATGATGCTTGTAATTATCGCAAGTGAATTATTTTATATACTATTGTGGAGGTGAGAAAATGACAATAACATTAGCACAAGCCAAGCGGCTAAGTGAGCTTGGGGTGAGGAAAGAAGCGTATTGGAGTTGGACGCACTGGAAAGTCTCAGGAGAATCGGGTTTGTATCACACATCGAGCTGCAATCGGCAACAGCTTAAAGAGGGCAGAAATTACCCCGCGTATAACGCCGAAGAGCTTATTAAACTACTGAGAGCCAAAGAACATATACAAATCGATATTTACTCACATGGTGACGGCTTTATGTTTCACCAAGAAGGTAGTTGGGTAGCAGGGGAAGATGATATACACGGCTCCACCCTAACCGAAGCACTCGGAAACAAACTAATTCACGATTTGGAGAATGGGATTATTACAGCGGGGGAAGTGAATAAATGAGAATCCCCTTGAAATACATAAAACTGGAACGGAGCAAATACCTAACCGCCTACCTCGACATCTCAACAGGTTACGGCGGACTTTGGATCTGGAGTTTCAAACGTGGTGAAATTGAGATTTGCGGTTTTGGTGTGAATATTTATTACTATAATTTACCGGAGGCGGAGTGAGCAAGCTCTTTTCGGAGGGCTTTTTTTATTTTATTTGGATTGCATTATATATTTATGTATTTTCGCCACGTGGTTCTGAAAACTCCACGGCATTCATTCTCCGGGGGCGGCGCAAAACCCGCCTTTTTATTCACGAATAAGCGATTACGATGCACGATACAGCTACGACACAGCCGCCTCATGGTAATTTTCACCCGTCTGATTTTCTTGCGATAACCCTGTCTTTTCTACCTACCTTATTCACGATTTTAAATGAGAATAGCGGCGTATTTGTTTCTCTGTCTGCTTTATTTGGTGCTTCATTTACTGCGTATCGCTTCCTCACTGTATTTACTAACCGCCGCAAAACTCATAAAAAAGAACAAGAATTGAAGAAAATTATGGACAAACATTTGAGGGGGTAATAGTCATGGAATATAGCGAAATAAACAGAGTAGGGCGCAGTATTGAAAAGGCAAGTTCCGAAATGCAGCATAAGCACCTTGTAATTATTATCAGTTCTCTCGAAAAACGTGTTGCCGAACTGGAGAGAGAAAAGCGGTTAGGATTTAGCCCTGCCAAAACTTCATGGGAAGATTTGAGGCAAGCCGCGAAAACGAATAATCCATACACCCTAAATTGCGCAACTGCACTATGAACATACTCACAACCATAGCAGTAGGACTACTCTCCTATTTATTAGATTACTTTATTCTCAATCCTGAAATTTTCCTAAATTGGAATAGTTTTAGGACGGCGGTAATTGGTGCTATTCTCGCATACATTAGTAAGAATCGGAAAAAGATTATTGCAGCGGTTAAGGGGTATTTGAAATGAGTAAAATAGTTGAAATAGCAAGAAAAGAAATTGGTACCGTTGAAGTTCCTGAAAACAGCAACCGCAATAAGTATGGCAAGTGGTTTGGCTACGACGGAGTTCCATGGTGTGCGGAATTCGTATCGTGGTGCTACGCAACGGCAGACGAACAATTGCCAAATATCGGATTCAAAAAAGGTTTTGCGGGTTGCCAAATGGGATATGCTTATTTTAAAAAAATGGGATGGATTACTGATAAACCCGTAGCGGGTGATATTGTTTTATTCGACTGGAATGGAGATGGACGTTTTGACCATACCGGCATATTTGTCGAATGGATTACGAATATCTCATTTAATTCAATCGAAGGAAATACAGCCGTTGGTAATGATTCAAACGGCGGAAAAGTCATGTTGAGAGAGCGCAATAAATCCAAAGCGATATTTGTACACGTACCACAGTGATACCGAAAACCCTTTCACACCATTAATAGCCAAATGTTAAATTTTCAAAATTTGCAATTTTTGGCACGGGGTTAAGTCTAATAAAATAATAGAGTATGGTTGTATGGGTTTTTGCATTTTATTCAATAGCGGCGGTTTTTGGCGTAAAAACTCCCTTTGTGAGAATATTTTCAGTAGTTATATGATAGTCCTAAACAACAACAGCGCAACGATAGCGATACAATTTACCAAAGGCAGTACTTGTACTATTCCTGTTTCACGCCCTGCGGGTAGCACGTTTCCCGCTTTCACCGCTCGCACCTGGGAGTTCAATATTACCACTCAATCGAATAGCGCGGAAATTGCAAATGGTACGGTAACGGTCACAGATGCGGACAATATGACTATCGTAATACCTGCGAGCGTTACCACCACTTTGGAGTGGTCAAACGTTAAATACGGTTACAATCTCACCGGAACTTCAGGTGCAATGGTGGACATTCCTATCAAGGGGAATTTGATAGTCCACAGAGCGGACGGTTAGGATGGACACGGTAACAGTATCCCCAATAGAGCAGGACATTATCATACAGCCGGCAGGGAGTTCGGTAGTAATCCAAGACACGAGCGCGGCGGTTAGCATAGAGCCAGGGGAGTTAAACGTTGCCATACAGCCGCAAGAAAACGCGGTTAATGTTTTGACGGGTGCGACGATAATAAATAATTATGGCAGTGACACCGTCGCAATCACAGCCGCCGAAAACCTTGGCGGGCATAGGATAGTCACCGTAGAAGGTTTTTACGCAAGCAAGGACACGGCAACGGACAAAAACAAAGTTTTAGGCATGACTACGGGCGCGGTAAGTATCGGCAGTGAGGCAACGGTACAGGTAAGCGGCTTTATAGAAGAATCAAGTTGGAATTGGAATGTTGATTTACCTGTATTCCTAAGCACCGACGGGCAACTGACACAATCGGCAATTACAAGCGGCTTTTCACTGATAGTAGGCAAACCAAGAACAGCAACTAATATGTTTATCAGTATTTCAGAACCCATAATTTTAATTTAAAATGGCAGCGAAAAAATATTTAAAAAATAACGCGGGGAATGCAGTTGAGGAATCGTCAATAGACACAAGCGCAGGCGCAGGTGACGCGGGAAAAATCGTAGCGGTTAATTCTGACGGCGTACTTGACCATTCCATTACAAACGCGATTACCACAACAACGGGTGCAAGTGATGCGGGTAAGTTGGTCGCTACGGGCGCGGCGGGGCTTATCGCTCTCGAATTTATGCCTGTTGGTGTCGGACCGGATACCGCCCCGATAACAGCGAGTGAATCACTAACGGCGGGTGACTTTGTGAACATCCATATTTCATCGGGTATCAAAGTACGCAAAGCAGACGCTACGACGGCGGGTAAAGAAGCGGACGGATTTGTCCTTTCGAGTGTGTCAAGTTCGGCAACTGCAATGGTATATTTTCGCGGCTCGAATACAGCCGTTTCAGGATTAACGGCGGGAACGGAATACGTTTTGTCCACAACGGCGGGCGGTGTTGTAGCGGTAGCAAGTGCGCCGTCAGGTTCGGGTAATGTGAATCAGCGATTAGGCAAAGCATCATCGTCAACAGTGTTAAATTTCCAACGTGGAATGCCTATAACATTGGTATAATATGGCAGACAAAAAACCGCTTGTAAATAGTGCAGGAAATGCCGTAGAGATTGCAACGGGCGATACTATCCCCATTGCCAACGGTGGCACGGGCGCAACGACAAAAGGCGCGGCGTTAAACAATATATTCACAGAAGCACTCAGTATTGCAAATTGCTCAAATACGGCAAGTGAAATCACAATCGCAAGTGTTACCGTCCCTGCAAATACATGGGCTAATATAGAAGAAGTTGCGATAATGCTTGCTTGCACACACAGACAGTTTGCGGGCGTTTCAAGAAACCTAACTTTGAAAGCAAAGGTAGCGGGGACTTCATTTACCATGCTATCAGCAAGCGCGGTCGCATCGAACACGACTATTGGATATTCTACCCGCACTTATAAGTTTTTGCGCGTTGGTACGGAAATTTGGTTCGAAGCATCGAGAGCGGCGGCGGGTGTTGGTAGTTGCACGGTAGCAGGTAGCGCGGCGGCAATTAGCACAAATCAATTTGGCGGTGTAAATAACAAATTCACGGGTTTGGATTTCACTACTGACATAACGTTAGAAATCACAGTACAATGGAGCGCGGCGAACACAGAAACGTATTTCAATGTAGATGGCGGGAGGGCTTATAAATCATGACCAAGGAAAACAAAATCTCCCAAATCAAACGAGAAGCCGCCGAACGAATAAACGAGCTACTACCGGCGTGGAAACAATCCAATTTGAACGCACGGGCGAATGAATTAAATGCAATACGGTTTGACCGCGAATTAACAGAAAACGAGCAATCCGAATGGCAGTCCATGCTTAATACATGGCAAGCGGTAAAGCAAATTCGGGCGGATTCAGACTTAGCCGAAAACACAGTGAACGGGCTGCAAACTATTGAAGAAATCGAGCGATTCTCATGGTAAGAAATTACTTCATAGCGGCATTAATCGGAGCGGCGGGAACGTTCTTGCTTTTGCGTTCTCGCAATCCAACGCCAAAGCCCGAAATTCGCACAGAAACGCGTCGTATAGATACGGTATTTGAGAGTGTGTACGTCCCTGTAGTGCAAGGGGAAGCCAAGGCAGCCCTAAAATACACTTATGGCGGTATGCTGCATGACACGATAACGGAGCGCGTATATATCACAACAGAGCGCGGGGATACTATATCAGAATTCACGGCAACGCTGGACACTATACAGGGCAAAGACACGCTGCACTTAGAGTACGCATTCCCTGCCTCCCTATTTCGTTACTCCCTTAGCAGACAGCCGATAGAAGTCCGCTATACAAATACAGTTACAACGAATACAGTGACCATAGAGCCGCGAAAATTAACCGCCGGTATCCAAGCCGGAGCGGGCTTTGTGCAGCCCTTAGGCGGTACAGGCGGTATCGGTGTTTATGGTGGTGTAGGTATTACATATACTCTATATTAGTATATATTTAATAGAATAAAATCAACTTTAAAGAGAGATTAAGGTAGGGTAAACTATGTTCAAATTATTCTTAGCGGCACTCGCAGCCCTCACGATAAGCGGTTGCATACCACCAGACTACCAATATAAAGCAAGTTGCAAAGTCAGCAATGCTGTTCTTTTTGAGCGGCTTACCTCCGTCTTTGTCCAAGAAGGATTACAAATAAAGCAGGTTACAAGCAACTACCTACAAGCTGAATCGACTCCCGTAAGCGGTGAACACGGATTCACCAAAACCAATATATGGGTTATCTCCGTTCTTGCCGATACCGTCACACTAAAAGCAAGTACACAAAACAAGTTGCCGAACTATTCGGGCGTTGTGGATGTGGATGGAACGGCAAAGAAGGATGTTACGTGGTATTGGAACGTTCGGCGGGAAATTGAGAGTATTTGTGATAGTAAGGTGTTAGTTTTTGAGAGAGGACAATAATCATGCCATGTAATGACACAAATGACAATAAAAAGCGGCTTTTAGCAGCACTTGAAAAGCATTACGGCATTGTTTCGCCCGCTTGCAAAGAGTGCAATATCGCAAGGGAAACCCATTACAGGTGGTTACGAGAAGACCCAGAATATAAGTCTGCTTATGAAGAGCTTGAAAATGTTTCACTTGACCATACCGAAAGCAAGTTAAAAGAGCTTATTGACGGCGTTATGATTGAAAAAGTCGATGAAGAAGGCGGTGTAAATGTGTATAAAAAAGAGCCGAACCCTACGGCGGTGATATTTCACCTGAAAACAAAGGGCAAAAAGCGCGGTTATATTGAGCGTGTGGAAAACATTACCGAAACGCACAACAACACGGGCAAAGTATTTACAGACATAGACTTTAGCAAGTTGAATGATGAAGAACTCGAAGAGTACATTACACACCAAAAACGCATGGAAGAGCTTGAAAGCAAGATAGGAACTCGTAGTGAATGATAAAGACAAATCGAGCCGAATATATACGGCAAGCGGATCGGGCAAAACGTGAACGGCTACTCGCAAAAGCCCGTTCGTCCCTGCTCGAATTTACAAAGCTAACGAACCCAAATTTTGTGGCGGGTTGGTCGCATAAGATAATTGCGTATTATCTCGAAAAGTACTGGAAAGGCGAAATTAACCTTATCCTATCACTCCCGCCACGGCATTCCAAATCAGAGCTTGCGAGCCGAAATTTGCCCGCTTGGGGTTTTGGTCATAATCCTGACTTTGAGATAATTAGTTGCTCTTATGCCGATAGTTTGGCAAGTCGAATGAATCGAGATTGTCAGAGGATAATCGAGAGTGAGATTTACAGAGAGATATTTCCGAACACGCGAATACAGGATTTACGCTATAAAACTGACCGCGAAACTCCATTATTAGACGACGACGGAGAGGAGATAAAAGTCCACGGGAATCACCTAAAAAATAACTCTGTATTTCAGATAGTCGGTAGGCGCGGGGTGTATCGGTCGGCGGGCGTTGGTGGTAGTATTACCGGCATGGGGTTTGAGCGCGGGCTAATTGATGATCCTTTCAAAGACGCGAAAGAAGCCAAATCCGCAACGGTCAGGGAATCAGTTTGGGAGTGGTATGGTAGTGTATTCTACACCCGAAAAACACCAACAGCGAAAATATGCGTAATCATGACCCGTTGGCATGAAGACGATTTGGCAGGTAAGATCGTTGAGAGCATGGGAGAGCGGGATAGTGACCAATACACGGTACTGAATTTACCTGCTATTTGCGATAATCCTAATGAAGTTGACCCCGCTGTATTAGCCGAACTTGGCTTGCAACCAAGACAGGTAGGTGACCCCTTAGACGGTAATCGGTACGACGTGGAAATGCTAAATAAGATACGCCTCACAATCGGTGAAAGAGCTTGGAACGCTCTCTACCAAGGCAAGCCGTCACCTGATGAAGGTGAGCTATTCAAAGTAGCACAGATAAAAGTACTTAGCGCAATACCGCCAAATGTCACAAAATGGATACGATATTGGGATAAAGCAGGAACCGAGGGCGGAAAAGGAGCGCAAACGGCGGGCGCATTAGTAGGAATTACGTCGGAAAATTGGGTTGTTTTAGCGGACGTAATAAGTGGCAGGTGGGCTGCACCTGAGAGGGAAAAAATCATAAAGCAAACGGCGCAACTTGACGGTAAAAACGTGGAAATTTGGGTAGAGCAAGAACCTGGGAGCGGTGGCAAAGAATCAGCGGAGAATACAGTCAGGAACTTGCAAGGATTCACCTGTAAAATCGAGAAAGTAACGGGTGATAAGGTTACACGAGCCGAACCCTTATCCTGTCAAGTCGAAATAGGCAATTTTTACGTAGTCGAAGGCGCGTATTTGCATGGACAAGAAGGATTTATGCAGCAAGTGCGAATGTTTCCGAACGGGAAATTAAAGGATATGATAGATGCAACGGGCGGAGCTTATAACAAGTTGACGGAAAAGGCGGTTAGTGTAGCATGGGCTTAACAACTAAGAGAATCTTATTATGAACATAATTCAGCGGTTAGCAGCACGGGCGTTTAGTCTCGATATTGGCGGTGAAAAACGTGTAAAATGGCTCGCACAGCTCTATAACATGACGTTCCCAAATCGTGGCAGTATGTTCACGGGGCGCAGTGTTAAGCAGCTTACAGCCCTGCAAATTAGCGCGCGCGGGCTTGTGTTTACGTGTATTGACAAATGGTCAAAAGCCGAACTTGCGACACCGATTTACGTCAAACTAAGGGTAAACCAAAAAGACTCACAACTCGCTCCATTGTCGCACCGTGGGATTGCATTACTTGACGAACCGAACCCTATTTATTCTTCCCTTGAGGTTCGGGAAATGGTCACTAAATGGCTAATGATTAACGGCAATGTGTTCATATTTACGCCTGACTTTGACCTTCCCTTCCCTATGCAAATGTGGGTTCTTGACCCTACAAAAATGCGTGTTATCATGGGTAAGGGTGACGACCTTATCGAAGGTTATGAGTTTCAAGGTAGCGGAGGTTTGATGTACTTTCCCGAAAAGTATATTTGCCACATTCGCACGTTACAACCGTCGGCAAATCAGCAAAAGCAGCTCTTAGGAACGGGTATAGTCGAGGCGGTTTTGGAGGATGCGAGTATTGACGTAGAAGGGCGGGAGTTCCTGAAAAACTACTTTGTGAACGATGCCCGCCCGCCGCAAATACTAAGCTCTCCAAACAAAGACTTTGAAAGCCAAGAGGCATGGGAGTTGTATAAAACAAACTGGAATACCAAAAACCCAAACAACAAACTACACGGATATTTGAGCGGAGGTCAAAAAATCGAGCAGTTGGATGGTAGTTCGTTAGACATGGATTTTGTCGAGGTAAACAAACTGACAAGACAAGGGATGACCGAGCCGTTTGGCGTTCCATTGACCATGATTGAAGGAACGTTTAATGGTAGGGCAACGGCTACGGTTATTACGAATTATTTTCTTACGGGAACGATAAATCCCTTCCTCCGGCTTTTGGATTCTGGGCTTACCAAGCATTTTCGGCAATGGGATAAGAATATAATTATCGAACATGAGTATTACGTTGACAATGACACCGAGGAAATTAGAGCGCAGGAATTGCACCTGTTTAGCACAGGGCAAATAACGATAAATGAGTTTCTGAGAGCGCAGAATAAGCCGACAATCGGTGCTATCGGTGATACGCGTTTCGTGCCAAATAATTTAGTACCTTTGGAGAAAGCCACTGCACCGACACCACCACCAAGTAAGGTAGGATTTGGGGCGGGCGCAAAACTGGACTTAAATTTTCCTACTCCAGTGCGTAAATCCGAATCACCTGAACCTGACGAGCGCGAAATACTTTGGCGAAATTTCGACACGCTTACGGGTAAAAAAGCGGACACATTAACGGGTGAAATCAGCACGGTTTTTGCTGATTTGGAGAGGGAGATATTAGGCAATATCACCAAAAACCAAGCGGCGTATATTGCTCTCCATGCTGAATTATTCGATAATCCTGAAACACAAGCAAGCGATTTTGAGGCGGTGAAATTGCATAGTTACGACACGGTGATTAAGTCCGAATTAGTCCAAGTTGCTGACTTGTTTGACCCTAAAGAATGGGAAAAAGCACTTGAGGAAGCAACGGGCGAAACGCTAAACGAACTTCAAAAAGCCGCGATATTGGAGAGCTTGCGAGCTATCGGCGAAAGCATGGATACACTCCCCTCTGGATTCAGTGAGCTAATGAAAGAAGAACTCGCAAATTCCACGGCGAAAATAACGGAAAGCATTGGAACTATTCGAGATGAGGTAAGAGCGATTTTAGCAAATAACACAGATGCAACAGCGGCGGAACTTAAGGAATTGTTAACCGCTAAATTTGAAACGCTCAAAGTTTCCCGAGCCGAGGCAATCGCTCAAACGTCTGCAAATCATACCACCAACGCGGCGCAGAATAAGACATGGGATAATTACGGCAGGTATGAAATAGTTTGGCTCTCGCAACGTGATAAGCACGTAAGGGGCTCGCACTTAGCGGCGGACGGGCAAAAACGTGATGAGAATGGATTATTCCACGTTGGCGGTGATTCTATGCCGTATCCGTGTGCAGGCAGTATAGCCGCTGAAAATGTTAATTGTCGATGTATGCAATTTCCACAAAAGAGGGTGAAAGAATGAAAATCGAAGGTAATTACTTAGTATCGGAGTTCGAAAGAGACGGCGAAATTATAGAACACCGTTACCATTTTGACGATATAGAATTGATAGGTGATCCATACGACGACAACGAGCGGCTTGTAAGTAACGGCGCGAAAGCACGAGATGCGCACGGATGGACATTTGATATTGCTATTCGTAAAAGCGGTGACAGTTGTATATTAATGCCATACAGCCCAAGCAACGAACCGAACAAAGAAGCGGACGTTCGGGCTTGTTGGAGTGCGATTAATGAATATAAAGGAGAGGCAAAATGACGAAAACATTACCGATTGGCGCAAAAATAGGCAATACTATAATAGCAGCAAGCTACGAACCGCCCAAATTAGCATATACAGATAGTGATGGTACGTTATATAGACTTTGCGGATTAGTGCCAAATAACAACGGCGGATATTTAGGACAATACGAGCCGGTATTCGACTTTTCTGAAATACCACCCAAAACGCCAAAACAAACTATAATGCAACGATTAAAAGACTGGTTTTTATGATACAACTAATCGCAGTCCACGAACCAACGCCTGAGAAATTAGCGATGTGGCTCCGGCAAAATAAAATCACGTATCAGCAATTTAGCGCGGCAATAGCAGGTGTTAAAAATCCTGAATTAGCCATACCGCCGCCGACCGAAAAAGCCGTCCCTATTTCGCCGCTTTCTCGCATGGCTCAAAAAATAGTTTGGATTATTCGCAGAACTTTATTATTTTAGCAATGAATAACAGGTATATGAATCGAGCTTTAACGTCAAACAATGACGAACGGCGCAAATTGACACGGCAAAGCATTGAGGCGGTAAAGGCATTGCCGCTGAATAAGTTGAAAATTATTGCGCCGGAACTGCAAAAAGAGGCGGGGATAAAGAAGTAATATTAGTTAATGGATTGGGGCGTCGCTCGGTCGGCTAATATTTGATAAATTAGATTTTCCTGACGAGGAAATAACGTTGGTGTACGGTTTACAACACACACCACTTTATGGGTAATTGGCGAAACGGCAAACGCGGCTGTTTACTAACGGCTGGTAGAAATATCATGTAGGTTCGAATCCTGCATTGCCCGTCTATATACAATATCGCTCAAGGGCTAACAACCATTTTAAGGGCAACTACTCCAATTCGGAGCGGTTGCCCTTTTCTCGTTTTTGAACATGACAAATTTCCAAGATAAATACGCACACTTAAAAGAGCACGAAACACCCGTCGTAAAG